GGGCCGAACCTTTCATCAAGGCGCGGTTTGGCGATGACACCGCCAGCTTCTTGCTGTTGGTGCTAGGCCACCTCGCAAGCGACATGACGCGCTATGCCTCTTACATGGCTGCTGGCATCTATATGTGCGCTGGCACTGAGGACGAAGAAGGAAACCACGGGCTGGCTAAGGCTGCTGTGCAAGCATTGCTGCGCGACCAGAAGAAGGCGGCGCAGTTGGGGCTGCTGGCGGCTGAACTGCGGACGGAAGAAGTCTTGGCAAACGAGACTACTGGCAAGGATATGCTGGACGAGTTGCTCAAGAAGCGCAAAGGGGGCATGAACTGATGCTGACCCCTTTGCCGACACAAGTCGAAGACGCTGACTTTCTAGTCAGGCAGCGCCGGGCGTGTCTGTTTTCAGAACCCGGAACAGGCAAGACGCTGACTGCCTTAGAGGCATGGAAGCAAGTAGGGGGGCGGCTCGTCGTAGTCGCCCCACCCATCGCCCTTGGGATGTGGGCGAAGAACATCGAAGACCACTGCGGCAAGAAGGCGCAGCGCATCAAGAGCGGCAAAGACAAGATCGACCCCAAGGCTGACGCCTACGTCATGTCTTATGCGATGGCTGGCAAGTTTGCCTTGCGCCCTGATGTGCTAGTGCTGGACGAGGCGGACGCCTTAAAAACGCTATCGTCAGAGCGCACCAAAGCTATCTTTGGGGTGCGCTGCAAGATGGACGAGTGCCTAGCTGATGGTGTGCCTTACGTCTGGTTCCTGACTGGGACGCCGATCAGGCGCTATGCCGACGATCTGTATCCCGTGCTGCAAGCCTTCTGGCCCAATATGCTCAAGAAATATTTTGGCGTGTCGTCGTTGTCTGGCTTTCAGCAACAATTCTGCGTGACGCAGATGCGGCGCTTCCACCCGCGCCAGCCCATGAAGGCGACAGTCATCGGCAACAAGAACGAAGACCAACTGCGTGACTTCATCTACAAGAACCAGATCGCCGTCAGGCGCACAATGGCGGACGTTTCTGCCTATATGCCGCCCCTGACTATCAGGACAGTCACTGTGGACTACGACAACAGTGAAGAACTGCGCGAGGCGACAGGCGAGGCAGTCTATGCCGGAGAGGCTGACCCGATTATGGCGAAGGCCCGCAGACTGCTTGGCGTTGCCAAGGCGCACTATGTGGCGGAGTATGTCTACGATGTCTGGGAACAACTGACTTGCCCCGTGCTGGTTCTCTACTGGCACAAGGACGTAGGCAACGCGCTGGCGGACTATTTCGAGGGCAAGAAGCTGAACGTGCGGAAGATCGACGGCGCGACTTCGCAAGACAAAAGGGCCGAGGCAGAGGCAGCATTCAACGCGCAAGAGTGCGACATACTGCTGGGCCAGATCGCGTCTATGGGTGTCGCCATCAACTTACAGAAAGGCAGTCACTATGCCGTTTTCGCAGAGCGTGATTGGTCCCCCGCTGCCCAAGAACAGGCTATGCGCCGTCTTTGGCGGCTTGGTCAGGATACTCATGTGCAGATCGACATTTGCGAGGCAGAGCATCCAATGGATGAGGCTGTAGGCATGGTGGTCGCCCGCAAGGGCAAGTCAGCCACCAAGATCATTGATTAAGGAGAAAAGAAATGAGTGACGATCTGATCAAGCGGCTGCACAATGTCCGCTTAGAGGGGGTGCAAGAACTCTGCTGGGAAGCCGCCTATTGCATCGAAGATTTGAAAGAGAGCAACAAAGAACTGACGCTGCAACTGCTTGCTACAAGCGGACAGGCCGCAGATGCGTTGGATAAACTCGCCAAGGCGGTGGAGTATCTGCGGAAGATTGCAGCATACACGCATATCGGAACGCACGCACAAGGCATTGTCCAAAACGCCGAAGCACGGATTGCTTGCACCGCGCTGGCTGAACTGGAGGGAATGAAATGAGTGTCCGCTACCTACCTACGATTGTCACCAACCTACCAGCCAACTTTGTATTTCAACCTGATGGCGCGGTCCGTGAAAAGGTGTCTCGCGCAGTTGCGCTGAAAGTGGTGCGCGTAATTGCTGGTGCTGAAAAGTGTCATGTGGTCGTGGACATCAAGCGCCCATATTATTCTCCTAGACAGGCTGACTGATGCGCGAGATCATTTACGAAGCCATTGGCCTAGCCGCACTGGTCTACGCCGGATACCTCATCGAATTGTGGAAGTAAGAATGCGAGTCAGAGTAAGAGACAAGATTTACAAGTCAGTCAAAGAGGTCGCAGAAGTTTTTGACATGACGGAAGAAGGCGTCTACGGCGCAATCTCAAGAGGCAAAGAAGACTTGATTGGTCTGGGGCGAACTAAGCCAAAGAAAGTCGTCATTGGCCCCGTTGAGTTTCGGTCTATGCGTTCAGCCAGTGAGGCGCTAGGCTTACCACGAAAGGCATATGCCGACATCATCAGTCGAGGCGGAGTGAAAAGGATAGCGATGCTAGAAGCGGCAATCTCTGCCTATCTTGAGAAAGTGAGTCAGCAATGACTACGATGACAATCAAGCACGTTATCATCAGGAGTCACGCTGCTTATAGCAGTTCTGACATACCAGAACGATCTGTAAGTCTGACTTGTCCACCTTGGGAAAAACCTGATGCAGAGCATACAAATAAAGCTGTTAAACTTGCTCAAGCGCGCAAAACAGTTGCTCTCGACACAGAACGACAGCGAGTTAAAGACAAGTCTGGACGAGATTGAAGACTTGGTAAAAAGGCTCTTGCGCGGTGACAGATGACTGCGCTAGGACTATGGTCTGGGGGGCGCATCCAAGCGGCAATGGACGTTTTGAAGCAATGGTAAGTTGACGGACTGCGCTACGGCCCAATCAATAGAAACCAAGCCCCCCGACGAATTTGGAGAGAACGATGACTTCTGTGCGAGAGAATATCCTAAGTCAGGCAGCGGATATAACAGCGGGCGACCGCGAGAAAGATTACGGCAATCCGCACGACAATCTGACTAACATGGCGCGGCTCGTCCAAGCCTACCTGTTCGGGAAGCACGGCATCGAAGTAGACTTGGATTCCGAGGACATGGCTTGGATCATGTTGCTGCTGAAAGTTGCGCGATCATCCACGGGCTACAAGCACGACAACTATGTGGACGCCGCAGCCTACGCCGCCATCGCTGGCGAGTGCCGAAATACTATCAACGATAGGGCTTGACAGCCTACAGACTACCGCACTACTCTATATCCAGACAAACACACACGACACGTTAACTTCTATGACCATGACCAGCGCACCACGCAACGGCCCCATGTTCAGTCTGTGTTTGTCCTAACGCAAACTGGAGGGCTACTATGGCAATCGACCTATTCAAGTATATCGAAGAAGGTGTCGCGCTGAACAAGTCAGCGTGGCCTTTGTATGGTGAAGATGCAGTTTACCTTGACCGCAATGCGGTCCTGACCGCTTCCGAAAATCTGCGCTGCTTGCGCGAGTTGAAATTCTCCAAAACCACACCCCGCGAAAGCGACAAGTGGGGCATGGCAGAACGGGGCCACGCCGTCGAGGCATGGGTCGTCGAGCAACTGCGCCGCGCCATGCTGCTGCCGATGTTCGCTGGCGATCAGCAGCGGTCCTTCCTGCACGACGAGAGCGGCCTGTCAGGCACTCCTGACGGCCTTGTCATGGTGGAAGGCAAGTGGATACTGCTGGAGTTCAAGTCAGTCGATCCCCGCACCAATCTGGAAGCGATGACGGCTCCTAAGCCGCAGCACTTGGCGCAAGTGCAGCAGAATATGTGGCTGCTGAATATGCACGACTACACTGTCGATGAGGCGATGGTGCTGTATGTCGATGCCTCTGACTTCCAGCGGCACAAGCAGTTCAACGTGGCATACGACAACGGCGACATGGCGCGGCGGGCAGAAGTCCGCGCAGCTATCTTGTTCGACACCGATGTGATGGATTTGCCCGCAGAGGGCTTGACCAACAACGGCTGCACCTACTGCGCCTTCAAAGAGGAATGCAGCGCCATTCAGGTTGCCAAGGGCGAGAAGCGCAAGTCCGACAAGCCGTCGATGCCTGTCTTCGCCCCTCGCGGCATCACTGAGTCAGTCAGGGAATACGGCTCCATCAAGGAGCAGATCAAAGAATTGGAAGCCCGCGCAGACGATCTGGCGGCTACCATCAAGGAGTATGCAACAGGCGAGAACCAGATGGAGTTCGACACTGCTGCCTACAGCGTCAAAGTCACGGAAGTGGCTGGGCGTAAGACACTGGATACTGCGGCCTATGCGAAGGCCACTGGAGTCAGTGCAGACGGGTTCTACAAGGTCGGCAAGCCGACTATCCGTCTCGAAGTTACAGCAAAAACCTAAACATAGCCAAGGAGATCATCATGGCAAACGAAGTAACCACCTCGCCGTTCGGCGGACCTGTCGCCCTCGTCAACGCCCAAGCAATGGCAGATGCAGTCACAGCATCCGCAGCGCAGGGCCAGATCGGCGGCGCACCTGACGGCTCTGTCTACCTCAACTTCACTGGTAAGCGCGGCGTCTACGAGTTCGGTAAGGACAAGGAAGACATCGACGCCAGCGAATTGTGGCTGGTGAACATCGCGTCCTTCGAGGATGGCTATGTTTGCTGGAAGGGCGGCAAGACCATCGCCACCCGCATGGCGAACATCTACAGCGGACAGCGCATCCCGCAGCCCGCCTCTGATGAGCAAGGCCCGTTCAACACCACGCAGGGCGAAGGCTGGTTTGCAGCCAAGTCGATGGTCGTCAAGTCGCTTGAGGCAGATGATCGCCAAGGCTACTGGAAGATCAACTCCAAGAGCGGCGTGGCTGTCTTCGCTGACTTGCTCCAGCAAGTGGGTGAGCGCCTTCGCGCTGGGCGTCCGTCTTGGCCGCTGGTCAACATGGGCAAAGAGAAGTTCGAGGCCCAAGGCCAGAAGAACTACAAGCCCGTGCTGACTGTCTACGGCTGGCTGTCTGACAGCGCAGTGGCTGAATTGGCTGCTGACGCTGAAGCAGACATCGACGGGCTGATCCGCTCGTCGGAAGGCGGCGGCGTTCCCGCTACTCGTCGTCGTCGCGGCGTCCTGTAAATAAAAAATAGCCCCCAGTGACCAAACTGGGGGCTAAGTTAACCTCGGCAGGGAGGTAAGTCTGCTAGGACCAAGGAGGATATTAGTGCTATGGATAAGTCAGGTCAATACAAACTTGTGACCACGCACGAACAAGTGCAGCAAGTCATCAAAGAAATCACAGACTCAGGTGCAGTCCACGCTCTGGACTTCGAGACTACAGGGCTGCGGCCCGACAGCAGCAAGGTGCGTCTGACTTGCATCAGCGGCCCCGCTGGCAACTACGTCATCGACCACTTGCTGTGCAAGCCGTTCACCTACTACGCCAATCTGCTGGCTGACGCCTGTCCGTGGGCAGTGTTCAACGCTGGCTTCGAGGGGCGCTGGTTCGACTTCGCCACTGACGGGCCGGACGTTGTGCTGTTCGATGTCGGCGTCATGTCCAAGGCGAAGCTGGGCGGTCGCCCGCTGTCGCTGGCCGACATGGTGCGGCGCGATCTGGGCAAGACACGCGACAACAAGCACCTTCAGGTGTCTGACTGGTCGCAGCAAGGACTGTCGCAGGAGCAATATGACTACGGCTTCGAGGATGCAGAGGATACTTACAACCTTTACACGATGTGGGCTGCGGCGCTGACGGCGGAGCAGATGGCGGGCTTCTACGTCCTGAATGACGCATGGCGCGGCACGGCGGAGATGGAAGACACAGGCATGACCATCGACGAGGAGCATCATAGCCGCCTCATCAATATGTGGTCAGTGCGGCGTGTGGTCGCTGAGAAGGTGCTGCGCCGCTACACGCCGCCGGACATCATTGAGAACCTACGCTCAAAAAAGCAAATCTCTGACTTCCTGAAGACTGTCATGGACGAGACAAGTCTGCGGTCGTGGCCGAAAACAGACAAGTCAGAGCAACTCCAGACTGATCGCAAGCAGTTGCGTCAGGCGTCCTTTCGTTCACCCTACCCATTCTCGCGCTGGTTGGCGGCGATGATCGTGTTCAACCGCGCAGACAAGTATCTAGGCACTTACGGCGAGACGCTGCTGACAAAGCAGCGGCTGGCTGGCCGTGTCTACGGGCGCTTCAATATCGCTCAT